AGTTCTTGCGGGTGTATTACTTTTTCTCTGATGTTAGAACCAAAGTCTCTTCGATATACTGTTTTGCCTCCGTCTGGGCTTTCAAATATCTTAGGATTACTCGGCATCTACAAACTCTGTATCAGTACTGAATGTAGTAAAGCCACCTTCTTTGATAACTTGTAGTATTGTGTTTACACGACCTACTAGTTCATCTCTGTGTGAGATTAGGAAGATATTTTTGTTGCGTTCACGTTCAATCTTTTTGAGAACACTTAGTGCAGCATCTACACCATTTGTATCCATGCCACTGTCAATGAGTTCGTCAATAGCAAGGAAGTTTATGGGTGTGTTCATACTTTCAAACACATCTCTAAACGCCCAACTAAGGCCAAGTATAAGTCTGTTACGTTCGCCTCTGCTCAAGTTATCAAAGTCTAGTTCTCTGCCTAGCTCTGTGATTTCAACTGTAAGATCAGGTTGGAACTGCACCTCATGCGGTAATCCTAGTTTAGTCAAGTAGTAAGCAAGCCTGCTGTTTAGATACTGTAAGTTTTGTTCAATAATACGTTTGCGAATAAAACTATCTTTGTTTGTTAACAGTTTGTACAAGAAATCCTGATGATCTTTCATTACTGTTAGATCATTCATATTATCCCAATCAACTTCTTGTAGTCCAGTTTCTTTTAGTGTATCAACTTGTTCTTGATACATGTCAGTTTCGTTGGCAATACGTTTTGCTTCTGTGTTTAGATTATTAACAGTGTTTTGGTGCTCTAGTGCTTCTTGTAGTGTGTTATAGTGTGTAACTGGAATTTGTCCAAGTTCTCCTAGTTGTACTAGTGCATCCTCGTATTCTACTTTGAGATTTGTATCATCGTCAATATGCTGTTGAGATTCTTTTACTGCTTCTTGTTTTGTCGCAAGAATCTCTTCGTGTTGTGCGTCGTGGATACTTTGCCCGCATGCATAACATTGATGTTGTTGGGTTGCTAACAGATCTTTTTGTGCTTTTTCTAAACGCTTTTGTTCTCTAGTAATACTGTTTACTAGCTTTGTAATTTCTGCTTCTAATGTGTTTACTTGTGTTTTCTTGTCGAGGTAATCATTTAGTAGCGCATGATTGTTAAGCTCTGTTTGTATGTCTATCTTTTCGAGTGTGTTGACTTGCTGTTGGATACTTTCGACATCAGACGTTTGTTTATCTCGCCATATTTTTTGCCGTCGTTCCAGATCACCAATACTTTTTTCAATTCTGGCATTTGCTTCTTCAACTGCGTTAATTCGATATTCTTCTTGCTTGATTGCATCTTTGGTCAGCCTTTGCTGTTCTTTTAGTGCCTCTGCTTTTTCACTAAGCATTGTTATGCCCAGTAATTGCTCGATGATCGCTCTTTGATCATTTGCCCTCATACTGAGGAAAGGCTCTGTGTATGTGTTAAGTGCAACAATGTGCTTGAACATGTCATGACTCATACCAAACAGTTTTTCTATTTGTGCTTGAGTTTGACGATTCTCACCTTGTGCTTCGTCTTCGTCAACGTTCTGTTCGTTGACATAGTATTTAAGCACATTGGGCTTACGACCTCTTTCAATGCGATATTTTGTGCCTTCTACTTCAAAATCCAGTGTAACCAGCATGCTTTTGCTGTTTGTTTTGTTTACAAGGTTATCCTTGCGTATGTTAGTGAGTGCGTTTCCATATATAGCATAACTCAGTGCATTGATGATAGTGGTTTTGCCTGTACCATTACGACTACCATCTCCGCCAAGGTCTAGGTTATTGCCCAACACCAGTGTTAGACCGTTGTCAGTAAAACGCACAGACTGCGTTACATTACCAACACTCATAAAATTCTTTACGGTAATATTGTTAAGTGTAATCATAGGGAATTATAAATGTCTACTAGGATCTTTTTGTTTATCATTTCGCTGTCTACAGCGTTTAAACTATTGTACACTATCTGGTCTACATTCTCAACCTCGATATCGTCTACAACTTTCCAATCCTGTGCATGCTCTTCCTTTTTGCTGGGGATCAACGCTATCTCTCTAACGTTGTACTGTTGGCTGAAAGTTTCTTTAATAAAACTTGCTTCTTCGTAACTGATATTGATATCCAATGTAGCACGACAATATGTGTGTTCATTTAGAATCTTTTCAGGTTCATCTATTAGTCTACTCAGAGGCACAGTTCTATAGCGTGGTCCAGGGTAATCAATATACTCTGGAACGCCATTCCATTCTAACTTCATCATGCCTCTATCGTCGTCCCATGTGTCTGCATAGTTGTGACCAAACGGACTACCTAAGTAATGTACATTGCCTTTGGCTTGACGTTTGTGAAAGTGTCCACTAAACACATACTCTGGACCTTGTAGATGTTCTGCATTTAGACTACCGTGATCTGGCATTTCTACCATAGCATTCATTTTAAAGAACGGAAGTTCGAAATGACCAAACATATATCTACACTTGGTCTTTTGTAAATTTTTCCATTCATCTCCTACTAACCAAGGCACAAGTGCAACGTCATCTTGCACTAACATATCTTCAACTAGTGTAACATTATCAAACAATCCTGCATATGGTAAACTGTTTAAGTCACGTTTCTCACGATAGTATAGATCATGATTACCCATGATCATATACACATGTTTGAATGCACGACTGAGTTTGCCTACATTTTCTACACTGTGATTGAGTGTACTAACGTTTACACTTGATCTGTGATGATGCCAATCTCCAAGAAAGATGCAAGTTTCGCAATCTTCGCTTTGTTCAATGAACCAATCTACAAAGTCAGCACAATCTCGATTGTGTTGTTTGCTGTTGTTTTTGTTGCCAAAATGTATGTCTGTAAAACATGCGGCTCTATTAAAGAATGTCATGGGTCTCCGTTCAAAGAAGTTATAACTTCTCTTATACTACTGTCGATAATTGAGGATGTCAACCTATATGTTGAAGCCGTGTTCTTTGCGTTCTTTGTCGGCTTGTTCGTCCCATTTAGCACGTTCTGCCATTTCGTGTTCGATTTGGCGTGTCCAACTGGGCATTTGTCCATTTTGTTGTAGTAGGTCATCTCTAATGTTTTGATTACGCTTTTCCAAGTTCAACACTCTTGTAAAACTGTTGGTAACTGCGGCTGTGTAGTAAGCAAATGGGTTTTGACTTTTAAGTTCATTGAACTGTAGTCCAATTTGACTTAGTTGTAGCAGTGCATGACTGCGCATTTCGTCTACATATGTATAGCCACGCCAGTTACTGCGCATACTGTAACGTTCACACAGTTTGATATACATCTTTGCTAGATTGTTTGTGATCTTGCCATGCTGTGTATTAAACTTTCCGTTATCAAATCCACCTTCCCAGTGACTTCTAACACATTCTCTAAGCTCACCATTTACATATGCATAGTGCTTGAATGGAGGGAAGTTACATTTGCTGTGATGATCTGCCACAGTTTTAGGCTTGCTTTTTCTGCCAGGCTCTAGTGGTACATGATCAAATGTCATTAATCTAAACACAAGACTTTTTTCGTCAATTGTGTCTGGGTCTACTTTGTAACTGATTTGTTTGGGTTTTTGACTAGCTTTACGAGCACCATCATACCATTCATGGAATGCAGCTTCGTATGCTTGCACACTCAATTGATGTGCTCTATTTTCTTTAGCTAACTGTATAAATTCTGGATTATTAATATCTTCAATGTTTTCTACTATTACATCAAATCTTGCATACTCGTCGTCTATAACACTACAAAAGGTAAGTTTACTTTTGTGTATCTCTTTGAGCATGTCTTTGTTGTTTAAATAATTTTGTTTCCTCATTGTAGTTCCTTATTTTCTATAGTATAATGTCAATAAACTAAGATGTCAATCAGTACGCATTTAATTCAGCTATAAATACATATATAGGAGAATCCAATGAGATATGTACAACTGACAGAAGATGTGGCTACGGATATTGCTGTTTTTTATGGCGGTAGATTTCAGCCTATGCACAAAGGTCATCATAAAGTTTATATGGATCTAGTGGAACAGTTTGGTTCCTCTAACGTATTTATCGCTACTACAATAGCCAAGAATGCAACACCTGAAAAGGATCCATTTAGTTATGAAGAGAAAACTGGCATTATGCAAAACATGTTTGGTATACCTGCTAAACAAATTGTACAAACTAGTCCATACAGACCTGATGTTAGTTTAACAGGCAAAGACCCTGCAAACACCGCAATTGTATTAGTGTTCAGTGCCAAAGATGCAGGAAGACTAAAAGGCGGAAACTATCTTAGAGATTATGAACCAGGAGCAGAAATGGTTCCAGGTGACCAAGCAGGATATATACTAGAAGTACCAATACAAGAAGGTGGCATGAGTGCTACTGATTTTAGAAACGCAATGAAAAATGATAGTCTAAACGATAATCAAAAGATGATGAAGTTTAGAGAATTTTTTGGAAGTATTAATCAACAAGTGTACGAATTTATTAAAGGAAAACTAAATGGCAGTGCTAGCTGAAAATAGAGCGAGACTTACACTTGCACCTGGCGGCGCTTCTCAGAGAAGTTCTCGCAATCAGTTTTACTTTAATGGACCGGCGAGTCCACTGAGGCAACACAATGGTATACTGTTTCCTTATCAGCCTGATATAACTTACAGTCAAAGTGTAAACTATAGTCCTTATGATATGACACACACCAACTATACATTTAATGCTTATAGAAATACACCTAGTCCTACTATACAAATGACAGTACAATTTGCAAGTATTACACAAGAAGAAGGCGAGTACACACTTGGTGCGCTACATTTTTTGCGTAGTGTTAGCAAGATGTTTTTTGGCTTAAATGATCTAGGAGGAAATCCTAGTTCAGGTACTCCTCCTCCCGTACTGCGTTTTAGTGCATTTGGAGAACAACAATTTAACAACATACCTGTTGTATTAGAAAGTTTTAGTACAACATATGATAGTGGTGTAGATCTCAAAGATATTAACGGAACACAAGTTCCTACATTAATGAACTTCTTTATTGGTATGAGCATACAAATTAATCCTGACAGACAAAAGAATGTGTATAGTACACACAATTTTATCAACGGGTCCGGATATAAACAAGGATTCATTTAATGGCAGTTGAATACAAAGCATCAAGCAGTTATAGTAATACAAGTGTTAACAGAAAATACTTGGATCTTTTTCAACCTGTAATTGTACAAGACGAACTTGATCAGGATCAGACAACAATGGTTATTCAACCCAAGCATCATAAGAGACCTGATTTATTAGCATACGATTTGTATGGTAGTAGTAGACTATGGTGGATATTTGTACACTATAATAGAGATACTATCAAAGATCCGATTATGGACTTTAAAAGTGGAACAAAGATTCAAGTACCGAGAACATATAAATCATCAGGAAACAACTGATGCAATCAATATACCAAGATAATGTCCTTAACACATACGACAGCTACACATACAAATGGACCATGTATATGGTACATCCTGTTAACGCACATAAATTCGAAGCTAACATTGCACAAAACAATGTTGTGGTGATTGCTGAAAGTGGTGTTGAAAGTGAAATAAACATACAAAGTGTAGAACAGAATCTTGTGCTTGCTTTTAAAAAAGCCAAAGATCGTAATGGATTAGCAAACATGTTTGTGTTTAATCTAGTAGAACCAGGCGGAGCTACACTTTTCAACAGAATATTAGAAGGTGCAAGACGACTTAGAATAGAAAATCACTTGCATGCATGTTTCCTATTAGAACTTCGATTCGTTGGCTATGATCAAAATGGTAATGCTACTAATAATATTGCAGGTCCTTTTTACTACATGACCACTATGACCGGTCTCACATTTGATTACAGAGAAGGCGCGACACAGTATACAGCTAATCTAGTAGAAACACATCAAGATGCTTATAAAACACTTAACTTATACACCAAGCAACAACTCACAGTGAATAGTGTAAACACATTTGGTGAATTTTTACAGCAACTACAAGAAAAAGTAAATGAACAAGAAAGAGAAAGTACTGCACTTAGTCCAAGTAAACTTTTTAGTACGTTATATAACTTTGGTGCAGTAGACGATACAGCAGAATGGCTCAACTGGAAATTCGGAGCCTCTGCCGCCAGTGGGGACACCAGTCTAAAAAGCACCAGTGTCACAGGTGACGGCACACTTACATTTACTTTTAAACAAGGCACAGGTATAAACACAGCAATTGTAGTAGCTCTGATGCAAACAGATAATTTTAGAAAAATGCCTACATTCGAAGGAGGCTTCCACAAAGATAATGCAGATGATGGAGAAGCAAAAGCACCAACTTTTGCAGAACTTAGCAGTTGGTTTATTTTTGATAACGATACAGAATTTCTAAGATATGATCCAGTAGCTCGTTCTTATCAAAAACGCATCACATTTAATCTCAAAAAGTTTGCAACACAAGAATTAGTACATGATGCAATCAGTTATGAAAATTTAATATTCAACAAAAATATTCAAGAAGACAGACTTAAAAAAATCATCAGAGAAGGACTATTACGCAAACGGTTTGACTACACTCACACAGGATTAAACACAGAAGTCTTAAATTTAGATGTTAGTTTACACAACACTTATTTCCAACTTCAAGCTATTAATCATGGTAAAACAGAAAACAGAGCACAAGGATTTGCTGGTATGAGCGAAGATCAGCAACAGTTGTCTATACTACAAACTGATGTGCAAGAAATAAAAGGTGATCTTAATGCACTGAATGCAAGAAAAAACATACTAACTAAAGAACTAGAAAATTTAGATGAATATCAACTTGCTAGTGATGTAGGCGGGCAACAACAAGAACTTGCAGAAATAGATCAGCAAATACAAAAGAAAGAAGAAGAATTAAGTTTAGCTTTGATAAGTGCAACTGAGTTGGAAAAAATACTTAATCAAGATATTAAAGGATCTAGATTACCGCCTGTTGCAAGAAGATACATAACACAAAGTGAAGTTAGAAAAAATAATAAAGCATTTGAGCAAAAAGGCGAAGACATGCCCACGGTGTTCGACACAGGCCCTGTCACAAGCAATGCTACTGTAGGACCTGATGATGGGGATACCGCAGGTGCTGCAATGTTGGGTGCAGTTGAACTAAATTTAAACAGTTTAAGTGACTTGGTTCAACAACAAATACAAGTTAGGGGAGATCCTTATTGGTTGGGCAGACCTAAGGGATCTGAATCGAGACTGGACGGAGCACAATATACCCGCGGCGGCTGTAACTATTTTTTAAATCTAAATTTTCCAACGTATCCTGATCACCAATCAGGATTAATGGATATCAGTGAACAAAACTTTGGAATAATTGGACTGTATCGTGTTACCAGAGTTGATGCTAGTTACAGTGATGGTCAATTTACAATGACACTGGATGCATTCAGAGATACAAACACTAATATTGGGCTAACATATGATATTCTTACTACAGGACTTATTGAAGAACAAGACACAAGAACACAAGCTGAGCGTTTTGCAGCCGAAGCGGATGCAGAAGAACCACCAGAAGCTGATTTTGGTGCAGGCGATGATACAACTGGAGATGAAACAGCTCCGCCAGCTAGTGCTGACGGCACAGGTGTAGTTACAGAAAGTCAATCAAGTGTAGCCGCAACAAGAACATTACCTATCGATCCTGAACTAAAATCTATACTAGCTAACGCCGGCGCTGCCGCTGGCGTAAATGTTGATGTTCGCAGTGGTGGACAAGATAGTAGCACAGGCTTTACAGGAAGTTCTAGACACAACAACGGAATGGCAGCAGATGTAGCACTCAGAGATAGCACAGGAAGAAGATTAAGTTTAGACAATCCAGCAGATGTTCCTATCATACAAAACTTTATAGCGCAAACCAAACGTTACGGTGCTACAGGTATAGGAGCAGGAAATGGCTACATGGGAGACAACACATTTCACATTGATATAGCTGATAGTGTAGGACAAGGAGCTCCAGGATACTGGGGAGGACAACTAGACAATGGCACATATAGAGCAAGAAATGCACCGCCTTGGTTACGAGATATTTTTATAGGATAAAAACATGAGAAGAAGTGGATTAAACACATTTGCCCAAAGAGTTCCTGACAATTACAAAAATAAAGGTAATGTTTCAGGCTTTAGCAATTTTGAAGGATTGTATATTGGAAAAGTTATCGAAATTGTAGATGATAGATATGAGGGTTATTGTTATGTTGAAATTATAGGACAACAACAACTGTCTAGCACTACTGGCAATCCTGAAGATAGAAAAAATTATGTCAGATGTAGACGAGCCATGCCTTATGGCGGTAGCTATCAAGCCACAGATCACACAAGAAGCTATGGTATGAGTACACACCCGCCTGCTCCTGGAACAGAAGTTATAGTTGCATTTACAACAGAAAATCAAGAAGGCATTATACTTGGAATTCTAGCAGATACAGGAAGAAACAGCAGTTATCCTGACAATGCTGCTGGTTTTGTACAAGGCGAAGACAATTCAGTTGCTCCTACATTTGACCAAGGCGTAGGCAAGAGGCAAGAAAAGAACACTAGACCTAGACATCCTCTTGCTGGTGCATTAGGAAAACAAGGACTACAGCTAGACAGTGTTCGAGGACTCAGCAGTAGCAGTGCTAGAAGAGAATCACCTAGTAATGTATTTGGGTTTAACACTCCTAGCGGTCACAGTTTGGTACTTGATGATGGTACAGTAAGTAAAAGTGAAAGAAGTTTAAGTCCTGATCCTAATAGACAAGCAGGTAATAGTAATTTAGTGAGACTGCGCAGTGCTGGCGGCGCTCAAATGTTGTTCAATGATACTGCTGGTATTGTTTACGTAATTAATCAAGCAGGCAACAGTTGGGTACAACTAAGCAGTGATGGTAAAATTGATATCTACAGCCAGGGTGATATTAGTATGCACACTGAAACAGACTTTAACTTGCATGTAGGCGGCGATTTTAATTTAGATGCCGAGTGTGTGAATATTAAATCCAGAGGCGATTGTGGAACAAAATTTGAAACTGTTACAGGTGAGTTTAATTTACACAGTGCTAAAGATATTAAATTCACCACAGACTTAAATCATCATCTAGTTGCCAAAGGCACAAGTAGAACAACTGCTCCATTGATAGACTTAAATGGTCCTGCTGCAACGGCGGCAACAAAGACCACAAACAACAACATTACAGTCAACAAAACAGTAAAGCAAAGTATTACTAGCAGAGTTCCAGAAGCTGAACCTTGGGGAGGGCATGCCGAACAACAGACTCCTATTGCAAGTTGTGCAAGTACTAATCTAGACCTTAAAGGTGTTGACATAGATCTCAGTAACATTAATAATACTAATAAAGATTCTAGCAATCGAGTTGGACGTAGATCTGGTTCTGGAGTAACAGACGATGGTTTTGACAGTAATGCAAAATATCCATCTTATGCACCTCCAGGCACTACTCCTAATTTAGATGACGAAGATTCTGAAAATGTAGGAGTAGCTGTAGGAGCATTAGTTGCTGAGGAAGAACTGAGATTTGGTACGACACAAGATAATCAAGTATACGGTACTCTCAGAAGTGCTACACCTGAAGAACTTAATGTTAATCCTAGAAAAGGGAGACCTTTTTAATGGCACTTGAACAAGTTGATAGAAAGTTTCAAATTGTATGGGAAGATTTTATTGTACAAAATACATCATTGTACAATACTCAGTTGCTATTGTCAGATTTGACTGCAAGTGACGATTGTAAACTTACTGCACTTAATTTTAGTAGATACAACGGATATGTTGGCACAGGTTACGGAGAAAGTTCAACCAGTGATGGTGTAACTGAACAACAAGCATATGATATTTGGGACAGTGAATTTAATAGATATCAAAAAATTGTAAAAAAACAATTGATTTCTAAAAATATTGTGCAAATGAGCCAAACAATGTATGATGCGCTTGTGTTGTTCAACTGGACAACAGGCAATTTATTTTACAGCAATGCTACTGAAGGTCAGTACAACATGACCAACGCAATTGTAACAAAAGACACAGATACAGTAGCAAACATGATGTCGAGAAGTGTTTTAAACAAAGAAAAGTGTATGCGTTGTGCTAGTGTATTGAGGCTTGCAGACTACGGAAACAATAAAAACAGATCTTGGATGCGCACCAACGGCATATACTACATGAGAGATCAGAATGAAAAGAACTTGCTGACTGACGCACAACTCAAACGTGCAAGATTTGCATACTATGCAGAGACACTGAAGTTTTTACCATTTACTCCTGAAAGTATTAAACGAGACATTGCCAAACGCTACAATAAAACCCTTGTCAATCAAACATTCACATACAGCGGAACTAACACCTTTACTATGGATACTAATTTTAGCATGGATCCAATTGAAAAACTAGAAGTAAGACTCAACGGAGAGATACTAGATCACTTATTTGATTTTACAGTGAGTGATTTAGTTGTTACTATCACAAAAAACATGACAAATGGCGATATTATACGTACTCAGATCAAAATATAAAAAGTAGCAGTTAATTTTGCCATAAATATTAGTATGGCAACATACATCGGATATAGCACAATAGACACAGTCACAGGCAGTAAAACATTGGAAGATGTTGATATTGCAAAACGTGACTTGATGAATCATTTTTACACTCGCAGAGGCGAACGTGTAATGAATCCAACATTTGGTAGCATACTACCCGAGTTGGTGTTTGAACCACTGGATTATACAACAGAAGCAGAAGCACTAGACGATGTGAACAGAATAGTGACCAACGATCCTAGATGGAAAGTTATAGAAACACTATTGAACAAGCCCACCGAGCATACACTAGAAGTGCGTGTGAGAATGGAATATATTGATACAGGAACAGCAGAAGAACTGTTGTTAACATATGTAGGTGAAGAATAATGGCACAAGGCGCAAGACAGAGCAGTTTATTTGCTGCTGAAGATTTCAGCGTAGTGTACGAAAGTTTTAGTGAAGCTAATTTTCAGGCTTATGACTTTGAAACTATTCGTAACGCTATGGTTGATTATATTAACAACAACTATCCAGAAAACTTTAATGACTGGATCAACTCAAGTGAATTTGTAAGTTTGTTAGAACTTATGGCTTTCTTAGGTCATAACTTAGCATACAGAGCAGACTTAGCCAGCAGAGAAAATTATCTAAGCACAGCAGAACGCAGAGAAAGCGCCTTACGTATTGCTGACTTCTTAGGATATACACCTACTAGAAATGTTGTTGCCAACGGATTTTTAAAGATAGACAGTGTGAGAACAAACGAACCTGTGTTTGATGCAAATGGTAATAGTTTAGCAAACATATCAGTGCAGTTTGATGACACAACTGATCCCAACAGTTACAAAAACTTTTTAACTATTATGAACAGCATGTTTCAAAGCAGTAGTCAGTTTGGATCTCCTTATAGTAAAGTTACAATAGGTGGCGTAAGCAACGAAATTTATAGAACTAATAGTGTAAACAATTTGTCGACTCGTAACTTTCAAAACAGAATCAACAACAAAAATACAACTTTTAGTTTTTACAGTAGTAAAACTACTTCACAGAACACAATAATTGAAAAATCACCTGACCCGTACAGTGTTGTTGACTTGCTATACAAAAATGATAACAGTGGTAATAGTAGTGCAAACACAGGTTTCTTTGTAGGATTCAAGCAAGGTGCAATGGAATACAAAGATTTTAATATTACCAATGGTTTACCTAATATGGTACTTGATATTAATGTAGACAACATTGCAAATGGAAATATTTGGGTACAAACAATCGACGAAGTAGGTCAAGTACAGAAAACTTGGACACAAGTTGATAAACTATTTGGAAACAGTGCTATATTCAATAGTACTAGTAATGCTATCAGAGATATTTACAGTGTTGCAAGTAGAGAGAGTGATCAAGTAAGTATTGTTTTTGGAGACGGTTCATTTGGTAATATTCCACGTGGTAATATCAGAGTTTGGTATCGCACAGGACTAAATGAATCTTATAGCCTTAATCCTGATACATTTAATAGTACAAGTATGAACATTGATTATCAAGGAGCTGACGGTAATACATACAATGCACTTTTTACTCTCAGTTTGAAAAACAATGTAACCAACGCTAGTGCAAGAGAAAGTGTTGCTAGTATCAAAGCCAATGCTCCAAGATTCTTTGCCGCACAAGACAGAATGGTTACTGCTGCTGATTACAGTATTTTTCCTGTAACAGTAAGTGAAAACATTCGCAAGATTAAAAGTATTAACCGTGTACACAGTGGCCATAGTAGATTCCGTGATTTGTATGATCCTACAGCAACCTATAATGATGCAACACAATACACAGACGACGGATATGTGTATGAAAATAATGTGACCAATAGAAGTCTTGTTAGTTTGCCTAACTCGTTGAACGGTGAACAGATTTATAAAAAGTATATCAGACCAATGCTGGGCAATGCAGAAGTTAAAAACTTTTACTACACAAGACAAGGTTACACAAGCACAACGTTCAATAGCAATTCAGATTTTAACAATACAACAAGTGGTATTGTGTTTAGAAATGCAACAGAAACAGACATCACTGGAGTATTCCGCTGGAACCAAGTTACAAAAGCAAGCGGAAGTAGCAGTGGATATTTTACCAAAGACAGTATTGTACAGCGTACAGGACTTGTACAAACCAACAGTTTGAAAAAGGCAAGTTTAAACAGCTTGGTAGAATTTATTAGTGCGCCTTATCAGATGGGGTATGTAAAAACTATCACAGTAGTAAACGGCGGCACAGGATACACAGGTATTCCCACAGTTACAGTTAACGGTGTTGGATCAGGCGCAACAGCCACAGCCACAGTTACAAGTGGCGCAGTTACAGCTATTGCAATTACCAATGCAGGAAGCGGATATGAGAACGGTACTACAGTTACAATTACAGGCGGCGGCGGTAGCAATGCTACTGCTAAAGTAACACTAGCTGACAGTAACACACAATGGGTCAAAGTTGATAGACTTTACAAAGATGGCTTGGGCGACGACACAGCAGACGGTATTCCAACAGGAAATGACAACACAGGTAAAGGTGCTGTAGTACTGAGTGGTGTAGTAGAAGATGGTGCAAGAGTTAGACGTATTGTTCCTGTGTTTGCTAAAGATTTTACAGACACAATCAAAACACAAGTTGTAAACAAGATAGATTCAAAAGTAAGTTTTGCACTGAGATACAACAGCGATACACAACAATGGCACATCATTGAAAGTGGAGACATTCCTGCTAACACAACCACACTTAATGCAGTAAGTAGTTGGAGTAGACAGTACGAAGGTAATACGAGCGGTACTGGCATAGACAACAGTTGGCTTATACGCTTTAACTATAGCAGTACACAGTGGGAAATACTTACTCGCAAAACACAAATGGTATTTGGCAGTAGTGCTAAACTTAAATTTAGCAACTTAAACTTCAACAGTACATTCAGCAGTGAAACACAAAAACCTTTAAGAGATTGTTTGAAAGTGTTGAGAATAAATCCTGTTAGTGAACTAGATTCAACTGCTTTAGGCAGAGACTATAAGTTTAATTTGTTTGGATATTTTGTATATCAAGATGGCTACACAGATCCTCACAATGTGAGAGTTACACTTGCTGATCCTAACAACGGAGACTATCCTACTAATCCAGAAGCATTCAACAATGTATTAGCTGGACAAACTATTAAACTAGGAACAAAAACTGTAGACGGATTTGACTATGTGTGTTATGATGCCAATGGTACTACAATTGTAAACGGTAAAGCTAATTTGCACACACAGTATGACAGAATCAGTGACATCAACAATGTAATTGATCCTGCTATCACAAACATTGTGGACACATATGTATTGATGTCAAGTTATGATAGACAGTTTAGAACTTGGGCAAAATACGACGGCAGAACAGAAACTAAACCTAATCCGCCGACTATCAGTGAACTTACAAACATGTTTGAAATATTAGAAAATAAAAAGAGTATCAGTGATCAGGTTATTTACAGACCAGTTAAGTATAAAATACTATTTGGTGATTTAGCCAGCAGCGAACTACAAGCTAGATTTAATGTAACCAAAACTGCAAACAGTACACTCAGTGACACTGAAGTGAAACAGCAGGTAATAAGACTTATCAATGATTACTTTGCTGTTGAAAACTGGGACTTCGGTGAAGACTTTTACTTTACTGAAATGGCAGCATATATTCACAATAACATGATTGGCGAAATAAGTCAAGTTACAATTCAACCAGTTGGTAATAGCACAGACACCAAAGAACTATTCGAAATAACTAGTGCAGGAGACGAACTATTTCTTCCTGTAGTTGAAGCATCAAACATTATTGTATCTAACAGTATTGTTTCCAACAGCACAACAATAGCTGAAAGCACTGGAGTATCCTACTAATGAGCGAACGCAGTCCACGACCTATAAAGGCACCGATGATCACAAGACCAGGTGAGTCTAACGAACACTTTGGTACACGTAATATCTCAAACTTTTTACCAGAGATATTTCAAACACAGGTCAACAGACAGTTTTTAGATACTACTATGGAGCAATTACTCAGCAGTGGTAGCTTACAGCCTATTAGGAATTATATAGGGCAACAGTATCTTAAAAATACTGTAGCTGACAACTACATCATTGATGATAGAAGCAATGACACATATCAGTTTACACCTGGACTTGTAAACAAAGATTCAGATCAAAACATACAAGGTGCAATGCCTTATGATGATCTTATTAATGCAATGAAATTTAATGAAGTTGATGTCAACAATCACAATAAGATACTAAATGAAACTGCTTATACATTAGACTTGCCAATTAACTATGATATGTTTATAAACTATCACAAGTACTTTTGGCTGACTGATATTCTTCCGCCATGTAGTTTAAGTGCAGTGCTTGCTAATCCTATTGACATTGATACTATTATTGGCAGAACTTCTTATACTACACCTACACTAGTGAATGGTAAAACTCTCACACTACAAAACGGTATGAGAATTCGATTTACTCAATCTCAGTTTACTGAATTTACACAAACAGTTCCTGGTAATACAACATTCACAGTGGGTGCTTATTCTAACACTGTAAAAGTTTTTAAAAATAATCTAATACAAACAGTTACAACCGATTATACATATAACACTAATACTGGATTGATAACATTTACTACTGCACCAGCAGTAAACGATGTAATACGAGTAACTAATTTTCATTCTTATAGTACAAGTGGGAATTATGAAGTTGACAGCATTTATATTGTGGATGGTGTAGGCACAGGTATTAAGTTAACTAAACAATACGAAGCAACTAGATATAATCATTATGCAAGACATTTTATTAATACAGCGATTTATGATACTCAGAATAGAAATGACTTTGTAGAAACTCCTACGACATTCAGCTTTGATCCTACTGATACGGATCAATACAAAAACACAAAGCGTGACTATGTTGTTGAAGAGAGATGGGCAGCAGATCACAGTGCATGGGCTAGAAGCAATTTATGGATACATGAAGATAGTGCGCAGGCTATGTGTGCATATCAAGATTTAACAGCTGGTGATTATATTGTTGATACATTCAGGGCTGTACGTCCTATCATTGAATACAAAGCAGGAATAGAAAAATATAACTTTGGTAAAAATCATATCTCATATGTTGATCATCTAGTAGAAGATAATATTGATCCAGCCACAGCTATTGTTGGACAAACAGATTGGGATTGGACTATTTCTGGTATTACTACTCAATGGAGTTCTGGCAGTGGTTACGAACCAGGCGACTTAGTTTATTTGTCAGTAAACAGCAACATCACTTACTATGAATGTATTGCCAAACACACTGATCCAAAAGACCCTTCGCAGTCACAGAATTACAATTTTTGGAAAAGGATTGTGCCACAAGCACTGCAAAATAATGATATTGTAATGTTCTTGCAAACAACCAACAGTGTTTATAATAACAAAATTTTTAGAGTAAGTGGTGTAGGTACCAGCATTGTTTTAACAGAAATTTATGGCAGCGGAAGTACAGCTATTAATACCAATGACAAAGTTGTGATTATCAATGGTCACAATTCAATGAAGTTTGGTACAACTAACGAATTATCAGAGCCGTATGATGGAAGTGAATGGTATTGGAATGGCAGTGCATGGATTTATGGACAGCAAAAAACTGCACGTAGTTTTGGTATGCTGGCACAACTGTATGATATCAACAATGTAAAATTAGACAATACTGCTACATATCCTAACAGTAATTTCAAAGGTGGTTACATTTTTGATTATGTTCATAACACAGCAAACCCAATAGATGCTGCACTAGGGTTTGGTGTCGATTATGTTGATTATGGTAACAGTCCGGGTATTAACTTTTCAGTTGATTTAGTAAACAAAAAATTCAAGTATACACAAAGCAGTCCAAACACTGAAAAGAGTCTTACACGATCAATAACTGGATACTATTATTATAAAATGTTAGATGGTACTGCACACAACGGATGGGTAACTATTAGAAATAGCCAGCCAGTAAAACGTGTAGTAAGAAAAACAATAACAAAAGAAACAGCAGGGCAAACACTAAAATTTGATCTAGGTCATAATAGTTTTGACAAAGACAAGTATTTTGTATTCACGAAAACCAGCGACGATAAACTTAAAGTAAGCAGTCAGAAAGATAGCAGTCTTACAAATAGACTAAATCTCATCAATGGCACATTACCTACACTGTTTATGAACACAGGAACAACATACACATTCCAAACACAATTTGCACAGAATCAAATTGAATTTGTAGATTTTGATGGCACAGCATTGGGCAGTGGGTTTACAAGAAGTTCTGGCACAGGCGATGTGTTTACATTTGCAATTGCAACACCAAGTCAAACAGCAATCAAATATCGTGTTGTTGGCACAACTAACAAAGAAGGTATAATTTATATCAACACTGTTAGCGATTATACCAACATCACAGTATACCGAAACAGAACAAAAATAAGTGCATACAGTTTAAGTGGCAACATTCTTAGCATCACAGGTGCATCAGCTATAGATGATATTTACGAAGTAGAGTATTATACAGAAGCAGATTATAGTGATACAGTAGAAGGGTCACAACTGATAGCTGACACACAAACACATAATGCGCAAAATTTAGATTTTGCAAATATCAGTTTTGGAGATCTAGTAGAACACATTAGACAACAGATGACTGGGATCCCAGGATTTACAGGCGATTATTTTGGTATTAACAATTATAGACAACTACCGCATGTGCATGAATTTGGCGGTACTATTAGACAACAGCCATACAGTACAGAACTAGTAAATCAATTATTAATGGACAAAGATACTAATCCATACAGTAGTATTAAGTTTAATGCCAATCAATACAGCATATTCAAAAAACAATTCAAACTCAAAGCAGCACAACTGCACAACACATTAGATATCACACAGTCTGTTTATACACTAGTGGATCGTACATTAGAAGCAATGTTTGTAGGTAAAAATAAAAGTACACTGTTTGCCAACAGCAATATGGCTATGTACAGAGATTACGAAAGTGCAGACTATGGTTGGAACAATCCTACAACACCTGTGTTCGATTTACCTGAAAGTGTTAACACATATGACGATGAACAAAATCATATACAGGTTTGGTTAAATGATGATGACGGTGCTGGAAACACCCGCTGGAGAGCTTTGATCAAAGATCAAGATTATACGCTAGGCAGTAACAAAATTACAGTGACAACAAACCCAACATTCCCATCAGGAGGACAAGCACAGTTACACGTAAGATGGTATCCTAGAGCAAGTGTTAGCTTTGTGCCACCTAGTGCAGTTAAACTAGGATTGTGTAAAAGTTACTTGCCTGAGCTACGCAGTGATTACAGCAAAGATAGCACAGGAACAGCTACAGATACAGTAATTGTTGGACATGACGGCAGTGTACATGTTCGCAATGGTACTGAACTATATGATAGAAGTAAAGCAGGATTTGATCCTGTAGATGCTGCTCTGTGGGATCTAGAGTGTAGAATTTACAACAACATACAACATACAAAATTAGATAATGTAAAAAGTATAAAAACTTATACGCCTAATGCACACAGAGCAAATGTATACACATGGAACAAATTCCAAGACACTGTAAAAAGCGAATTTAACAAATGGAAAGTAGCTAATAATGTTACTGCTCTACAAAGTGATACCTACTATGATGCTAGTGACAAATGGACATGGAACTACAGCGATGTAACTCCGGGTATTGGCGGCTGGAGAGGATTGTATCATTACTTCTTTAACACAGATAGACCGCACACACATCCTTGGGAAATGATGGGATACAATCGCAAACCTAGCTGGTGGGACGCAAACTATAGCTGGACAGATGCTACTGAAAGAGCAAACTTAATCAATGCACTCAAGTACGGTAAAATTAATAATCCAGCACTAGACGCTGTATATGATATCAATTACAGCTATAACAATTATGATTGGGCAACCAACACATTAGTAACAAATGCAGGTGTACTAAATGATCCAGACACAGCTGGTGTTGTTGCTACGCCAACAGATCCTGCTCGTGCATTTGAGTTTGGAGACTGGGGTCCGGTAGAAGCTGAATGGAGACGCAGTGCTGAGTATAAAATTGTAGAATTTTTAGCACTACTTAAAGCAAGACCATTGATTGCTACCAACAACTATTTTGCTGTCAATGAAAGAAAAGAATCTACTCTCAGTAGTTTCGATAATGCACAATTGTATAATGGTACTGCAAATCAACTAACAAGTTGGAATTCACATCAACTGAGTGGTAATATGCAAACTGGTAAAATTATTGAGGCTGTAAGAGTTGTCAATGGCGGTACAGGTTATACCAGTGCGCCTACAGTAAGTGTATATGATAACTTTGGACAAGATGCACAAATACAAACACACATCACAGGAGGTGTAGTTACAAGTGCTAGTGTGATCAATCCTGGTAAAAATTACTACAATAGACCAACATTAATATTAAGCACAGGTGCAGCAAAACTAGAGCCTATTCTAGCTGAAGATAGCAAACGCTACTTTATCGGTATGCAAAACAGTGTGATCGATTTTGCAAAAAGCAATAGTACAACAGTTGAAGAACTTCAAACTAGATTAGAAAATATGTCGTTTAGTACTGTAGCTAAAGCAGGCGGCTTTGTAAACAGCAATCAAAAATTTATGTTAGAAAGCAGTCAAGGCAAAGGTCGTGTATTTGTTCCAGAAGAAAACTTTAATACAATACTGTTTACAAACAGTCCTAATACTGAATACTTCTTTGGCGGAATTAAAATTGATAAAACAGCAAACGGGTATAAGATTGCAGGCTATGACAACAGTAAACTTACATTCAAATATTATGCTCCTGTAACCAGTAGTAATAAAATTAGTGCAGTTATAAGCAGTACTGAAGTGTTTAGATATACAGACTTTGAAACTGCTGAAAGTACATTAGATTATAATACAGAACTATCAAGTATACAAGAAGTTTATAACTTTATTGTAGGGTATGGTTATTATCTAAACACAATTGGATTTACACAGCAATGGCGTAGTGCTGCAAATGATTTTGTAACATGGGCATCCAGTGAAACAACTATTCAACTTAAAATTATTCCAGATAACACAAAGATCACAGTGCAAGATAGTACAAATGGATACTTTGATAATATCAATAATAGATATGATGGTATCTATAATGTTAACGATAGCAATGGAAATCAAATACAAACCAGCAAGTTGCTCATTGATAGAAATATATTAAGTCTTGACAAGGAAACAACATTTAGTGTAAAAGATAGTAGTGACGAAATATATGGAATAAGATTATACAAAACACAAGTAGAACATTTAATTGTGTTTGATAATATTACAAACTTTGATGATGTAGTGTATGATCCTGCTATTGGACAGCGTCATAATAGAATTGTGTGGCAAGGTACAAGAACCAAAGACTGGAACGGACGATTCTACAGTCCGGGTTTTGTAATCACTGATAATACAATTATTCCAAACTATGACACAGTTGCAAAAGAACTTGATCAATACTACGGAAGAACTGCAAATCTTAGCAATAGTCAAATCAGTAACGTTGCAAAATACAACAGCGGATACAATAAACCACAATGGGCAGATAATTTAGATATCGACGATGATACATTGTTTGAATTTGTACAAGGCAGTCTCAAGTATAAAGGTACCAAGTATGCACTAGATGCATTTGCAAGAAACAAAAGTTTATTTGATGCTGATGCTACGATTGACCTACACGAAGAATGGGCTATTAGAATTGCAGACTTTGGAGATACAAGAAGCAGAGATACAATAGAGTTTCAACTGACTCCAGACTTGCTTACCACTAGTCCTCAATCTATTAGATTTACAAAAGGTGAATTAAATGATACGCTTACAGATTTAACAATTGACGTTGATAGTAATAGTCCGTTACTTGTAACTGGATCTCCAGGCAACAACTTTACAACAAGAGCGGTAAACACTTATTCGGGCAGTACAGCTGATGAATATCACAGCGACTTTGTAAACAGCGGGTTACCACTTACAACAGAAACAGACTATCAAGTTATTAATAGACAAGATATGTTATCTCTAGTAGAAAACTCAAATGATACATACGACTTCAGCGGCAACTGGAGAGATGTACTACCTTGGGATCCTTATATTAGTTACAAATACAATGACAAAGTACTGTATGAAGGACGTAGCTGGGCGATGCTAGATCCAGATGGTAGTAGTGGTATTAGTACAGGCAACGATCCAATTGAAGTTATAGGAACAATTACACTTCCTACTGTGCCTGCAAGCGGTGGCACATTGGTGTTAGACAATACAACAGTAACACTATCTAAAACTTCTACAACAACAACACTTGGTGTTATTAACATTATTGGAACGCAAGATATTGCCAGCAGTAATGTTGTAACACATGGTAGTACAGTTGTACTAGGAGAAACAAGTGCGCTAGCTCAAACTATTACATTTAGCAATCCAGTAACAACTACAACTTATAATGATGTTGTTAAAACAGGAACTGTGAGTAATCCTAACTTTGTAGGCAGTGCAACCAAAACATTAATCATTGACGGACAAACAGTTACGTTTAATGATACTGTGGCAACCACAACAAATATTACTGCCCAAGCAGCATTGGAAAACGGTTTCAATGCAAACAGTTTTAATAATGCAGTAAGTTTAGCTACCAACAGGATCAATGCCTTAGAAGCATTGAGAACAGCATACATTAGTGCAAACAGCAGTAGTGCTTGGCAAACATTTATTACAACTTATTTTACAAATAATGCTGGTATAAATTTAAGTCAACTGTTAGTTGAACACGGGACCAGTCCAAGTTACGTCACACAGCTAGAAAGTTTAATTACAAATGATGTTGCTCTTATCAATGAGCAAACAGGAAACAGTTACGTAGCAAGTGCAGTAATTAGTGGCAGCACAGTAATACCAAACAGTGATATTGTAGCAACACAAAACGCTGTAGACAATGGTGTATACATCGACGATTTTGCTACATATGTTAAAGGTAATCCAAGTGTAACTCTTGCTACAACTACTGTGGTTGCTACACAAAGCGGTACAACTTTTAAAACTTATACTTTGGCAGGAATTGTACAAGAAATCAATGACGCAGGTATTCCCAACGTTGTTGCAACCAATACAGGTACATTTTTAAGATTGACAAAAACAACCAGTACACCTACTGTAGCATTTGATTTAACACTCAGTGTAGGAACTGCAAATAACGATGTAGGTTTTAGCACACAAACAGAAACAATTGCTGCAACAAGTAGTACCTCAACTGGCTTCCCTAATTTAACACTACAACAAACTGTTGATCAAATTAATGCTGCTGGTATTACAGGTATAACAGCAAGTATCAATGCAAACAACACAAACCTATTACAGATTAACAGCAACAGAGCAACACTGTACATAGGTAACGGAACTGCAAACAGTGTAATAGGTGTTACACCAGGCGTTACACCTGCAGGATCTACTACAACCACAAGTAACATAAGTCTTGATATTAACGATATTGTTGATAAAATTAATCAAGCTGGCATCAGTGGAGTAAGTGCAAGCAACAGTAACAACAGACTAAAACTGGTTAGTGTTAACAGTCAGTTTGTGATTGGCGCAGGATCAAGTAACGGTCAAGTGGGATTGGTTGCACAAACATACAACAGTGCAACGGTACAAGTTGGCAATGTGTTTAATGCTATTGTAGGCAGTGACAACAATCAAGTGTTTAGAGAAATGACAAATGATCCAAACATTTTTAGTATTCATATTGCAGATGACAGCGTTGAAAGCAACTACAATTTAGGATATCAAGTATATCAAACAATGGATCTAAGCATGTATGTTAATTATAGTTGTGCAGGAATTATTGATGCTGACGAAGCTGAAATAACTGTTGCAAGATACCCTAGTAATTTAACACAAGCACACAATTTGTCTGTTGGCGATTATGTGTTGATCAGAGGTAGTACAACTATTCCTAGCATTGATGGTATTCACAGAGTACACAAAGTAGACAGTGACAATGTAACCAAGTTTTATATTGATCAATATATTACACAAGAAGGCAGCGGCGGAAACATTTATCCTCTGCGTCCTGTGAGATTCAGCACTTTCAATGAACTAGACAGTGTAAAGAACAATCAAGTTAATGGTGTGTACAAATATAACTTTGGTGGTTTCAGACAAAACAACACATCTCAGCCAATATATGCATATGTGGACAATGACGGTACAAACAAAAGTGCAGTTTACAAATGGAGTGGGTTGTGGACCAATGCCAATGGACATTACAATGGAGTATTTGAAAAAGTACGCACAGGTAATACACAAGCAAGAAATGATTTAATAGAAAATGTAAAAATATACGATGCACTTAATAGAAGTAGTATTGCAAATATTGAGACATGGGATCCAGCAAAAGGCATTATATTTGGATTTGTTGACAAGGAAATCGATTATAAATTAGCAAGTGATATTGCCAGCTACAATTATAATAGTATCGACGGCGAAGTTGTAAACACTAGTTCATGGACAGAAGAATATGTTGGTGTGCGTTGGTGGGATATAAGCACAGCAATTTATTTAGATTACGAACAAAGCACAATAGACTATCAACAGATGAACTGGGGTAGACTTGCAACAGGTGCTAGTATTGATATATACGAATGGACACGTAGTCCTGTGCTTCCAGAACAATGGCAAGATGCAGTAGATGCAGAAATAGTTATCGATGGTAATGTTGCAAGTGGACAAGCACACTTTACAGTAGTTGATAACGAACGTATATACAATTGGACAGAGCAAGTTTATTACAATCCTAAAACACGTAGAAATGAAACTGTTTACTATTTCTGGGTAAAAAATAAATTAAGTTTCAGTGGTATAAGACAATACAATGTTACACAACTCAGTCAGATACTTGCCAATCCAGAAGCATTTGGATTGAGCTGGGCTGCGGCTAGTGGCAGTAGTCAACTGTTTTTGAGTAATGTAAGCAACTATGTAACCAAATACAGTGTAGTGCAGATTAACCAGCGTTATCCAGATAGTAACAGTATGCCGTTGAATGAATGGACACTGTTAGCAGAAAACGATCCTAACACAACTATTCCAGAATACTTGCACATTAAAATGCGTGATAGTCTAACAGGATTCAACAACTATTCAATTGATAGTACATATACAACTTGGGGTAGCAGCACAGTATATGCCAAAGATGCAGTTGTTAAAGAAGGTAATGATTACTATATCAGCTTACAGTCTAACAATCAGTCACAACAACCAAGTTTAGACACAGATATGAGTCACTGGAGTAAAATTTACGATTACAGTTTTGTAGATGGAACACAAGTAGATGATATACGAATTTGGAGAGGACAACATGTTCCAGATTTAGATTTACACGAATACAATCGTTACGGTCATCTTGTGCGTCCAAGACAAAGTTTGTTTAGAGACTTAGTTGAAGCAAGACACAACTTCGTTTATACAGTAAACGATATGCTGAGTCAAGTAAACGTTGTAGACGAATTGCAAAATTGGGAAGATACATTTGAAACTACATTTAGCAGAGGCGCAGTAACATATGATGTTAAAGACTATGTAAATTTAACAGACTTTAAACTGATAGAAAAGAATTCAGCAGGCACTGTAACATATAGATTTGATACAAACACTGTTCCTGACTTTGTATATGATTCGGATCAAGAATATTTGAATGCAGGCGAACCGCCAGAAGGCAGTTATGTTTTAATCAAACATGACTTGGGTTCAGATTTAGTTGACAGGAAAAAAATGTATCACTTTGTTGGTGGGACAGATAAACTTGTTTTCAAAGAAAAGTCAACAGTACAACTCAGTGAAGAGATGTGGTTACAAAGTAAGTTTGGACACGGGTTTGACAGTATGAGCTATGATCTTATGCCGTTTGACAGTGATAGCAGTATTGTAATAGGACATTTAATGGATCTATTGCGTAAAAATGTTTTTGTAGGCAGACATCATGTGATGTATAACAAGCTATGGTTTAAGTTATTATACAGTGCAGTATTACAAAACACCACAGACGATTTTGCATTCAAAACAACTTATGTTAGATTGCGTGTTAATCATCCTCTATTACTCAACAAATCAACTTATCAAAGATTTGGTGTAGATGTTGTTGAAAAATACTTTGACACAATCAAACCTTTCCATACAAAACTACTAGACTTGGTGGATAGTAACACACATGGTGAAGCTACAAACATCGAGATCGACGAGCAAAGCAGAAATACTGATATTACTATGGTGTATGGTGATCACACACTTAGAGATTGGGCATGTGATCAAGTGTTGCTAGGCGGCGACTTTACAAGTACACCCACTGGAAATGAGGATATTTCCACATTCACTACTCTTGACGCAAACTTAGATTACATATATAATGGAAATCTGTTTGACCAACCTGCGTGTGAAGGATGGGGTGAAGAACTTTACCCAACTGACTTTGTAGAAAACATTAGTATAGCAGTACAAACAAACGCTAGCGGAAGCACAGAAACCGCAGATACTAGAACTTATAGAATGACGCAATATCAACCAATGGACATACACATAAGTAATGTTATTGTTGATGCTAATAAAACTACAACTACTGCAAATGTTTCTGGTACAGATACAATAATTCCAGTAACAAATGCTGCACTACTTGATGATCCAAACACTGTGTTTGGAAAAGGTGAAGTACCATGTGTGGTATATATAGATGGTGAACGTATCGAATACAACGCAATAAGTGGAAACAACTTATTGTTCTGTATTAGAGGTACATTAGGTACAAGTGCAAAAGCACATAATAGTGGTGCAACTGTAATTAACAGTGGCCCAACAACACGTATACCT